CAACAACTCAATCGGAAGTCGAAACCATCATGAATCAAATGCGAATCGTGATGGACAACTTTCGCGGCACCTCTTCCGGGGTGGTCGTTCTCGGTGTTAGCGTGAGTGACGAACAGGATCAACCCGAGTTTTTTGAAGGCTCGGACACCGTGTTTTACCACTCGTCTTTGGATTTTTCCATCATCTATAGGGAGTCTTAATCATGGCAGCAGTCTTAACCCAAGGCACGGCAATCTCGATCGGCGGCACCACCCTCACCGGCGTGACCGATATCACGCCACCCAGTGCGACCCGTGGCACCGTTGATATAAGCAATCTACTTAGCCCAGATCACGCTAAGGAATACGCAGGCGGAATGATCGATGGTGGCGAGATGTCTGCCACCGCCATCGTAGGTGTGGGCAACGCAGCACTCACCACGATCAGCGCATACATCGAAGATTACGGCGCAGCCAAATCGTGCGTGATAACCCTCGCCGATTCATCGACCGTCTCTTTCGATGGCATCATCACGAAGTTTCAAGTCGATGGCGTTGCCACGGGCGACAACACAGTTAAGGCCACAGTTGGCGTTAAACCAGTAGGCAAAATAACCTACGCTTTTGATTAAGGAGTTTCTCATTTTAGACAAGCAAAAGTTATTAAGTGCAGGCAGCGCATATAAGCTCGGGGAGATCGAAATCCCCGAGCTCGGTGGCAAAGTATTCTTGCGAGTGATTAGCTCCCGTGAGCGTGATCAACTTGAAAGTGAAATCAGTGCAGGCTCAAAGTCGGGCAACTTGTCCAACATCCGAGCCAAGCTGGTAGTGAGGTCGATCGCAGATGATCAAGGCAAGCGGATCTTTACCGATGCCGAGGTCGATGCTGTTGGCGAGATGCCTGCGCCTCTTGTGGGGATTCTCTTCGACGCGTGTGCCCGTCATAACGGCATGAGTGGCGGAGCAGTTGAAGACGCAAGAAAAAACTAATCGAGCGCCCGGGGAGGCGGTTTCTATTCCGTCTGGCTGGGCACTTAAAGAAGACAGTCTCGGAACTCCTAGACGGCATGGATGCCCAGGAGCTTACCGAGTGGATGGCCTTCTCAACGATCGAGCCACTTGACGCAGATAGATCAGACATTCATGCAGCGCAGGTGTGCAGCACGACAGCGAATGTGTGGCGGGGCAGCGAGACAAAGGTGCTCGAGGTGAAAGACTTCATCCCGGACTGGTACGGGGAAAACAAGAAAGCCGACAACTTCGCGGGCCTCAAAGCGTGGGCGACAGCGATGGGCACTAAGAAAACCTAGGAGCGATGATGGCAAAAACTATCGGATCATTAAATGTTTCGATGGGCCTGTCGATCACCGACTTCATCACCAACCTCGACAAAGTCAAAGAGGACATGGGAAGCCTCGAGGCAGTAACCTCGGAGGCTTCAAAGCATTTTGATGATGATGTCGCCGGGGTCATGGGTGACGCCTTGCATAAATTCGCCAAGACTTCTAAGCTCGGTGCAGACGATGCCCTCGCCTTTGCGGTCTCGCTCAAGAAGCTCGGCCTCGATGCGGACACGATCACCAGCACCCTAGACAAGTTCGCAAAAGGTATAGGGAAGTTTGCCAAGAATGCAGGCGAAGCGAGCAAAGCTTTCGCAGGCATCCTCGGAAAGATCGGCGAGTCTGACAAGGTTCTCCTTAAAGACATTCAAGCGCTTGAGAGCATGGGCGTTAAAGCGTTCGATGCGATGGCCAAGGAACTCAGCAAGGTCGAAGGTAAAGCGGTAAGCACTGCGGATGTCATGAAGCGGATCGCCTCGGGCGCCGTATCGGGCAAGGATGCTTTGAAACTTCTCACGCAGGGCGGGCAAGCTCCAGTGGGTGGTGGCGATGCCGCGAAAGAATCACAAGCCAAGAGTAAGCTCGCCAGCTTCCTCAACCATGTCGAAACCAAAATCAAGTCCGCTGCCTCCTCTATTTTCAGCAGCGTAACCAACCTCATCATGAACCCGGTCACCGCGATCGGGGGCGCTCTCGCCTCTTATGGCGTCTACAAAATCTATGACCGTGCGGTGATGGCCTTTGCAAACACCGAGGAAATCCTGACCCGCATCAAGGGGCTCGCAGGCGAAGCTAATGCCGAGCGTCTTGGTGGTGTGATGGGCGAGATCGCCAACCAGGGGAGGATCGCACAAGATGCGGTCGGCAAGCTCGCTACCGGATTTCTTGGCCTCGGGGTCTCGGGCGCAGACGCAGCACGGATGATTGAAAGCTTCGGGCGCACTTCGTTGGTTGCTGGCTCGGGTGCCACGGATGTGTTTAATAAACTTGGGGAAGTCGCTCAGAACATGACCCGCACGGGCCAAGCTTCCAAGGATGATTTCGCAGCACTCGCAGCGATGGGCCTGCCGGTTTACGAGGCGCTGGCGCAGAGGTTGACAATGGTGGGCGGTGTGGCGATCACTACAGCGAGAGCAACCGAGATGATGGCTCTGGGGCTCGTTGACACGGCTCATGCAATTAATGCACTAGCAGGGATGAGTAACAACGCAAAAGTAATTCAACAAGCACAAGCACAAGCTGGAACGCTTAAAGGTATTTACGCCCGGCTCGCGGGCGAGGTCGAGGGATTCTTTACCGAGTTCGGGGCCGAGATTGTGGAGGCGCTGGATCTCAAAGGCTTCTCGCAAGGTATGACTAGTTTTATGCAAAACCTCAGAGCAAACTTTAGCAGTCTAGAACCAGCACTCAAGAACATCGGCATGGTTCTTGCGGTGGTGCGTGATGTGTTATTCGATGCGTTTAAAGGTTTGGTGAGTTTCTTCACCCAGATGGGTGGAGCGGACATGGCACTCGGTGGCATTGAAAGCGTCAGGGCAGTGGTGGTCGGGTTTGCACAGCAGACCACGAATGCCATGAAACAGTTGTTCGACTTCTCGTCCGTCATGATCGAAGGGCTGATCAATAAGATTGGCGGGGTCAACAGCGCTCTGGATATAGCAGGCGCTTTCGGGACTGGTTTTGTAGGCGGGGCACTTGTTGCGGGCGCTGGCACGGCAGTGACTGGCCCAGGTGTGTTTCCCTCAATGTTAGGCGGCGGTTTGATCGCTGGGACTGCGGGTGCTGTCACCCAATACTTAAAGGGTGGCAACTCGGATGAAGCCGACATGGCAGCTTTCCGAGTCAAGATGGGGGCGATGTTTGACAAGATCGGTGCCGACATCGGAGCGAGTGGAAACAACGCAGGCAACAGATTTGTAGAAAAATTCGTTGGCCAGCTACAAGTAAGCGCTGGGGGTCTCGGTACAAAAGCCAACGACTTCGCACTCGGTTCGATGGATAAGTCTATCACCAATTTCTTTGGTAAAATCTCGGGCTCAGAGACACCCTTTAGCGCCTTCTTGAATCAGCTTCAGCAAGGCACGATGGCATCGATGACGATCTTTAAAGGTGAGATGGAGGACGGAAAGCTTAGTGCGGATGCGTTTAAAGAGAAGGTGGCAAAGCTTCGAGAAGAAGGATTGAAAGCTCTCAACAAGAGGCTCGAAGACGGCACCGACAGTATGTCTAAATACGAAAAAGGGATGAAGTCGTTAGGGCTCATATTTGATTCGTTCAAGCCAAAAAAAGATATCGAGATCAAGGTTGCCCGACCCGCATGGCTCGAGAACATCGTCAACGAAATAACCCCACTCGAAAAATATATGCAAGGAATCGCTGATCTTAAGGCAAACATGGCAAACCTCACCCCCGAGCAACTCGGCAAGGGTGCTCGCTTTTTAAGAGAGGATCTTGAAAAAGCGGCAGGAGCAGTGGATGACATAAGGAACCCCGCAGCACTCATGAAGGGTAGTTCGGCAGCATTCTCGCAAGTCCTCAAGATTCAGAACGCAGGCACGGGTGAGACCTGGGGAGATAAACTAGTAAGGCTTGCGCAACAGGACGCAGCACAGAACAAAGAAAACGCTGCAACTTTCAAGATCATCGCTGGCAACGGACAAAATCAAGGCAACATGGTTATCGCAGCAATTAACTAAGGAGCCCTCATGGCAGTCACGAACACCTACGAAACTTTTGAAGGCCGAACAGGCAGCGATGACTCTAAGCGTCAAGTCTCGCTGGTGCGCTCGTTCATTGTGCAGACGAACGATGTGGCAGACGATGTGCCCAACCTCTTCGGTGAGAACCTGCCCGCCATGTTCTCAGTGCACCCCAAATATGATAAAGCCTTCTGTGTCGGTAGGACTGCCTCGCAGATGGAAGATCCGCACTTCTGGAAAATCACTTGCAGTTACAACTCCAATATCGACACCGTGGCGCCGAGCTCGACGCCTAGCGCAGCGCAGACGCCCGAGGTAGCGAGCCAGAATAAGGGAGCGAGCCCTGAAGAGAAGGCCAGCGAGGCGAACGAGAACCCGCTGACTCGGCCCACGGACATCGACTTTTCCACGGTCGATAAAGAGTATGTGATGACCGAGGACTTTAGCGACCCAGTCAAGCCGATGATCAACGGCAACGGCGAAAGGTTCGATCCACCCGTGATGGGAAGCCGCCCCTTGCTAGCTATGAAGTTGGAGTTCAACAGCGCCACCTTTATCGCCTTGGATTGGATGGATCGAGTTAAGTGCGTCAACACAAACTCATTCTCGGGGTTCGGCCCGAGGACTATGCTCCTGGACAAAGTAACTGCAAAGAGGGTCTATGAAAACGGCGTCAAGTATTGGCGCATCTCGCTTGAGTATCTCTTGAACAAAGAAAACTGGGACGCCGAAATCCTCAATCATTCTTATATGGCGATCAAGAACGGCACCTTGCAAACCGCTCGTGATGTTGCGGGCGTCGCCCTTCCGAACGGCGTGATCGTGCAGGGCACCACGGGTGTTCCTCTTGCTGCGGGTGTTAACCCAACCCTTAACAATGGCGGGTTCCTGCTCTTCCGACTTTACGATGATATCCCTTACACCTATCTCACTCCGATCTACAGAAAGATTCTCTAATGAGCAGCGCCTATGGCTTTACAGAAGATAGTGCCAGACGCATCGCCAGAGTGGTGAAGTCGGTCGAGGGCGACACGACCGAACCCACACGCATCGGGCCCATGCTCGGCGGTTCCACGATGTCGGTGGTGAAGGTGACGGCGCTAGGCTCGCCCCTCAACACCGGGCAGCGGGTGGACTACCACGCCAGCGCCAACACGATGAACGATATCAACGAGGTCAAGATCCGGGAGTTAAACGGGGCAGCGCTCACCGTGGGCTCTCACTACATGGGGCAATTCTCAGGCTACACATCAGCAGGGTTGCCGGTGTTTGTGGTGAAGACGGGAGCGGCTTCTGGTGGGGCCGCAACCATAGAAGTGGTCACCGATGTTATCTGCACACCCACAGGAATAGAAGTAAGTACGGTTACTTTGAGTGGTGCTGATTACGATAACGCAGTAATTAAGCAGTTCCTTGCGCTCACGGATGTTACGCCAGCAAGCTACTTAGGAAACCAAGGCCGAGTAGTAAAAGTCAACGACGCTGCCACTGCTTTGGAATTTGGTGCAATAGGCGAAGGGCCAAGCTACACCACTTTTATCGCTCTCAGTGATTCGCCTGCGACTTATGGAAGTTCTAGCACCTACTATTCTTTAACAGTCAATAGCGCAAATTCTGCCGTAGTTTTTTCGGCGAATAATGTGACAACGACTAACTCACTCACTGGCGGAGGTAATCCAAATTCGCCAGCGTGGACAGCGTTGAAGCTGGTGAACGACACAGCAACGCCTGGCAATAGCAAATACTACGCAACGCACGCCACCACAGGTGCTAGGGGCTGGCAGGCACTCACGCTTAAAGGCGCAACCGATTTCCCTGCAAACTACACCAGCGCAGGTGGTAAGTTCTTGAAGGTTAACTCAGGTGCCACTGCGGTGGAGTTTGTAGGGCCATTAGCAGCGGTGGCAGATGTGACAGCGCACACCATTTCCAGTGTGGATTTAGCAACGGCAGCATCCACAACACAAACAGCGATTGATGATTTAGCAGCGCAATTGAATTTGTTGCTAGCTCGTATTAGATCACAGGGATTAATAAGCTAATGGAACTAGCACAACAAAGCGCAGGCATGGCTCCTCTTGCAATAGCTAACATCAACACTTCAACAGGTGGTATTGAAGTTGGTTCTGGGTATAGTCCTTACAGTGGCAAAACTGTTATTTTTCCTAATCGTTTTGTTTTAAGTTCTATTAGCTATGATCAGGTTTTGCCAGCACCTTTAGCCAATGAGTATTACTATTTAAAAGTAACTGGTACAACACTCAAAATCTATAGTACCCCTGCCGACCTAGCCACCGAAACTAACCCAGTTATTTTTACAATTGCTGCACTACGAGCCAAGGTAGAAACTGATGCAATCATGGCTGGACTTAGAGTTAAGCTACCCTGCAGAGCAGCTACCACCGCAAACATCACGCTGTCAGGAACCCAGACCATTGATGGAGTTGGCTTGATTGCTGGTGATAGGGTGCTAGTTAAGAATCAGACTACAGGCAGTCAGAATGGAATCTATGAGGTGGCAGCGGGTGCATGGGTTAGGGCTTATGATTTTTCCTATGGTACTGCATCAACTAGGAACCCTTATGTAGCGACCAACGATAACCAAGTTCTATCTGGAACACTTGACTCGATCACTGGATTAATTAGGTCAGTGGGTGGCAGACCACTTTCAGTAGGATCAGATGTATTGCTAATGAATCAAACTGACCCAATAGAAAACGATGTGTGGGAAGTTTCTGCCAGCGCATGGACTAGATCAAGGATTCTATTTCCTAGCAGCTACGACATTACCAGACCGCAGTATTTCAAGGTTGGGGCAGGCACCTATGCAGGGCAATACTTCACCATTAATCTTGATGTGCCGATCACGATAGGCACCACACCGATCACGATAGAGGCGACAGTAGAACCTATTGCAAGGTACATCGATAACGGCTTTACCTTTATTTTAGAAGGTACTACTAACAAACAAAAAGGTTTTTACCTGACTACCTCTAGCGCAAGAGTTGGTATTACCTCTTTAGTTTTTTCAGCGATCGCATCCTTACCAGCAGTTTCCATTTATTTTGATTTTGCCAAGAAAGTTTACACAGCAATTCCATGCGTGGATATGGCAGCAACAAGTGTGGCCGATGTTTTTTGCTGCCCTAGTAAAATTGAAACTAGGTCAATCGGTTTTAGTACAGCGACCATCAACGGCAGCATTGCGTGCAAGATGTACTTAGGCACACCCGATATGTTTGTTGATAATATTCCAAGGCAAGTGGGTTTACGATGGACAAACTTTCCCGGTTTTGCTCCACCTTACCCAGCAGAAGGATGCTGGTTAGTTTACTATGAGTATATCTATGGAACCAATAATTATAAAGTGTCAGCCACATACAATCCGGTTGGCTGGTCTTGGCCACCCGATTATTATTTAGGAATAACACCGTCAGGAACGATTAATTATACTTCTGCGCCATACGACAGCGATTCAACACCACCAGCAACTTATTCGTTAACAGCAGTTTCGGGAGGAAGTGGAAGCTGTAGCATTGTTTTTTCTACACCATTTACAAACTATGAAACGCTTGAACTTGAGATGCTTGACGCAAAATTTGTGAAGGAAGGCACAGACATTTCTTTAGGAAACATAAGCATAAATTTAGTACTAAGCACCCCATCCTATACTTACTTTGGGCCATTGGAAAATTACTATAATATACCAGGAAGAATACATGCTGGTTTTGGAATTTGGCCAGCTCTCACTGTAAATACTAGGAAGCATCTTTACCCTTTTGGATTAACGAACGCAGGCACACTAGGCGTAAACTATGGCGGCCCCTACGGTACTGGCGGCAATGTCAAACCATTTTTCCGAAACTTTACAACTGGTACAGCAATAGAAGAATTAACGATGGACTTCACCAGTTCGGGTCGGTTTTTTATTCCCTACAGTACCTACAACAGCGCAAGAAAATCAAAGAACTATGGCTACGATCCAAACGACCAAGATAATTATGGCCTTACAAAATACCAAGTCTCAGACTTTTTTAACTCAAATAATTATTGGATTGAATCTTCAAGTGTAACACTGAAAACTCCAACCTAACCTAGTGCGAGCGATTTGCATCGCCACCCAAGCCAAGTTAACCTCGGTAATATTCTTTTTTTCGGAGGTCATTATGCCAGCAGGAATCTACAACTTTGCGGCAGAGCAGGGCGCAACCCTAGCCCGTACCATATTGTACACCGACGCTGACGAGGTCGAGACCGATCTGACAGGCTACACCGCTGCTATGCAGGTACGACCAACCGCAGCAAGCGCAACCGTCACGCTGGAGCTCACCACCGAAAACACCCGAATCACGCTAGGCGGTGCCGCTGGAACTGTAGATTTACTCGTTGACGCGGCCACGATGGAAGCGATTACGCCTGGTAAATACTTCTACGACCTCGAACTTTATTCGGGGGCAACGGTGATCCGATTGATCGAAGGCACTTTCACCGTGAAAGCGGAGGTGACCCGTGCCTGATATCGTAGTGGTAACAGAATCTGGCATCGTCACAGTCGCACAAGGCGAGACACTCGTCACCGTCTACGATGGCCGAGGCTTTAAGGGTGATCCCGGCGACACCTTTGATCAGACTCTAAACACGACGGACGCGGTGGAGTTTGCTGGCCTTGTTAACAACGGCCTGACCTTTCCGACGGTAGACGGCACCGCAGGGCAAGTAATCGAAACAGACGGCGCAGGCGTTCTTTCTTTTGTTACGCCTAGCGGTGGTGACTTTCTGCCACTCGCTGGTGGCACGCTCACCGGAAATATTGTTTTCGATGGCACCAGTGGACAGTACATTGGCAAAGGCACCTTCGACACCTCGCGAAGTGGCAACTATGGCATCTCAATCGTTTGCTCCGTTGGCTACGAATTTAACTGGCAAGCTGGCTGGCTGGTAACCACAGAACAAAGCTCGGCAACACCACGACCTCTTTACCTGGACTCACTCGCAGGCACAACGCTCCGAGCATGGGATTCTTCAAAGTCAACAGGAACGGAAGTTGATCATTTAGGAATCACTTTCGCAGATTCAACGGTACAAACCACGGCATACATTGGCGGCGCCGGCGTTTCATCGCTTACGGCAGGCACCGGAATTTCTCTTGATGTTACCACCGGCGATATTACCGTAACAAACTCGGAGCCTGACCAAACCGTAGTTCTTACAAATGGCACAGGCATTACCGTTACCGGAACTTATCCAAGCTTTACAATCGATTGCGATATCACGCAATACACGGACACCGACGCAAGACTCGCACTCTCCGCAGGCACTGGTATCAGCTACGACAACGCTACCGGAATCATTACAAACGATGAACCAGACCAGACGGTAACGCTCACGAATGGAACTGATATCAGCATCACCGGAACTTATCCATCGTTTACGATTGCTTACAGCGGAACGCCTTCCAGCGGAACCGTTACCAAGGCAAGCGTTGTATCAGCAAACGGCTTTGCTGGTACGGTGGCAACGGACACGACCACGCCAGCGATAACGCTAACGACCAGCATCACCGGACTTTTAAAAGGCGATGGCACCGCAATAAGCGCAGCTACTTCTGGCACCGACTATGTTGTTCCATCTGGATCGATCACCGGAAACGCAGCAACCGTGACCACGAACGCAGACCTTACCGGAGTAATTACTTCTAAAGGAAACGCAACTAGCATAGCTTCGCAGACCGGAACCGGCACCAAGTTCGTGGTCGATACTTCGCCAACACTGGTAACTCCTGACATTGGCGCAGCGACAGGAACGAGCCTAACACTTTCAGGCGACCTCACAGTTAATGGCACCACAACCACAATTTCTTCAACGACCTTGGCAGTAGGCGATAAAAACATTGTTCTTGCTAGCGCATCGACTACGGACGCAGGCGCAGATGGTGGCGGTATAACTTTAAAAGGCGCAACCGATCACACCTTTAATTGGATCGATGCCACCGATGCCTGGACATCGAGCGATCACATTAACCTGGCATCAGGTAAAAGCTTCTACATCAATGGAACGGCAGTATTGAGCGCAACGGCTCTAGGCAACGGCATTTCTGTTACCGCTACCACAAACGCCAATCTTACCGGTGTAATTACCTCGGTAGGTAACGCAACCTCAATCGCAAGCCAAACCGGCACCGGCTCTAAGTTTGTTATGGACACAAGTCCAACGCTAATAACACCAGTTCTCGGAACGCCTACATCTGGAACTTTAACGAATTGCACTTTTCCTACGCTTAACCAGAACACCACCGGCTCGGCAGCAACAGTAACCACGAACGCAAATCTCACCGGTGTAATTACCTCGGTAGGTAACGCGACTTCTATTGCTGCGCAAACCGGAACTGGCACTACCTTCGTGATGTCAACGAGTCCGACCTTAGTAACGCCAACAATAGGCGCAGCGACAGCAACCAGCCTTAACAAGATCACCGTTACGGCACCAGCTACCGGCGCAACCTTGACCATCGCAGAAGGCGCAACGCTCACCGCATCCGCAACGGCCAGCGTAAGCGGCACGAATACCGGCGATAACGCCACCAATACGACCTACTCAAGTTTGGTATCCAATGCCACGCATACCGGCGACGCTACCGGCTCGACAGCGCTTACCGTTGTCAAAATCAATGGCGTGTTGATGTCTG